TTTTTTTTTTTTTTTTTTTTTTTTTTTTTTTTTTTTGGTTTTTAAACATAGATACATTATTATTATATATACTAATGTAAATGAAAAATAAAAGAAACAATAAAGAAAGGAAACTCAAACCATAGAGTTGAACGATAAGAAATCTCAAAAGATTTAGTTCTTACCAAACATGAATTTAGTTAAATTTTTAGAATTTTCGATAACAGGTTTGGACTTCTGTTTCTCCAATTCATACTTGGATAGGCAATTGGCAGTATTACTAGTGACAAGCATATAAGGCAATTTAGACCTTAAATCTGCCGGGTAACGGATATCCGCAGGAGGTCGTCCATTGTTATTCACGGAATCGTAATAAGCTTTACCAGACATTTTAATTTGAATAGTTAGAAAACTTTGCAATTATAGATAGTTCCTCTTTCATCTCACAAAGGAACATTACTTCTTCTTGAAAAATGAAGTAAAAGAATTAGAGTTCTTCTTCGCGTCATACAATTTAGAACGTGTATCAAAAAGTTTTGGATTGTAATTCTTCTCAGCACCACGCCTCTTACTGTCTTCCACAACCCATTCTATAGGACAGTCAGTGTATGCGTGATATTCTGAACGCGAAGTAGGATACGGAACGAAACCTCCTACATTACCGTGATAGGTAGAAGAATTACACGGATAATTGTCATTTCTGTTGTAATTATGTTTATTAAAATGGATGTATTTCTTATCGTCAGACATGGTTAGAGAAGGAAACACACAAATTTAATTAAAGAAAAGAAACACACAATAGTAATAATATATGTGATTAAAGTTTATCTAACACATAATCACAGCCCTGCGGCAGTGTACTTAACCTGTACACGCCACGCTGGTAATGGCAATTTGCTTGTGGAGGTGAAAGTTAAAACTTCCACAGCACGGAAGGTGTAACCAGTAACCGCAAGGCGTTGAAATTTAGGAAATAGATCCTCAGGCTTTTCAATTAAAGCTTGAGGGTCTTTACAAAAGAGGCTACCTGAATAGAGGTAAGATCCCCCCATCTTCGTAACCTTCGCAACACCAGACAAGTCGTAATTAAACGACTTCTGTGATGTCACGGCGGTCATTAAGGCGGAAGCGAAATCTTCCAAATCACCATTGGCAGAAACAAGTGCCAGTGACATGATGATGAGAGAGATCAAACCTTTCATTATAGTATTATAACCTAGTCTCTCTTTATCTAACATAGACTAAACCCAACGCATAGAATACTTAGCTTCAAAAGATGACCGGTCAAACACACCATAAAGTATCCTCGAGTCAGATCTAGTCTTAACTAATATGTCTAAGAGACGCTGTATACCGCGATAGAATGACAACTTAGCATCGTCAGTTGATCCATACTTAACTGTAGATTGCGAGTTAGCAATATCAGCAAGATATCTTTCACCAAAATCTAATGCCGAGGTCACCCTATCCAATAAATCAGCGATGATCCCTATTGAAACGTTAACAAGTGGTTGATCTGGAAATCTTCTCTCCTTCGAAAATGCAGGATTTTCAACAGATAATAGACCCATTAGCGTCTCCCTAGCCTCGTCCCTTCTTGCTTTAATGGCAAACGGAATCCTGTGAGCAACTGTCAAACATCGTACCAAGTCCAATAATGGGACAAAATTTTGCGTAGACACAAGGTCATGTTCAATTGTCCAATTAGAGTAATTGTGTACAACAGGAGCAGTCATATTAGATGGTTGTAATATGATAGGATTCGACGAAATCAAAGGAGCAGCAACGGGTAAAGAAATATGTTCATCAACGGATTCTCTACTTGAAGAAGGTTCTCTAGTGGTAACAGAGGATTCACGGGATCGATTACTAGTATCTCTGTTAGTAGACCTTCCTCTCTTAGATTGCTCAGATTTGTCCCTAGGTCTAAGACTGCGGCGCATTTAACGGAGTAATTTCTGCAAGTTGTAGTTGAATTATTCTTTCGTACCAGATTGTTTCGCTCCTCAGATAGAACAATGAAAACAACACAGTACGAAGGTTAAGATCACCGATGGAAAGTAATAGACCATGAATGACTACACGATCAATAGGATCAGAAAAACACAATGTGGTAAGATTATTAATCACAATAAGATCCATTATAGTAGACTAATATCTTTATCTTACAAGTTAGTCAAATTTCGCCATAGACGGATCCATACATAATCTGTCTTCAGGTCTTGTGTAGTACAGAGTCTTGAATAGATCATAGTTTCTCGCAAAGTTGTATATGACAGGAAAAGCGTAAGCGACTCCTCTCTCCACACAATACCGCTCACAAACGGCCACAGACAAAGCATCATAATATAACGAATTAGAAAAACACTTAACTAGATCTTCCAGTGATCTTCTGTATTCTTCAAGGTGTTCCCAATTCGCTATATCATGTCTTCCCAGTTTCGTGACTAACTTGACAGGATCGGGTATCAATTTTACATTCCCTTCCGCATCCTGAAGTACGAACTTCGAACAAAAGTAGTTGTGGGTATAATGTCTGAAGTATTTTGATTCCATGTTGAACAACGTGGCAGTCAAGGAACTCAGATTTATGTTAAATGCAGAGTCCCCAAGTATTAAGCTGTCATCACCACTAAAACAAGCGAATTTTGAATTCTCGAGAGGTAGAAGTGTAACCAACATGGCCATCAAGTAGAATGTGTTCATCGTGAATGTGCTCGCATCTCCAGATTTTCGCTGATAACTTACGGAGCAACGCACTTTGTTAGACACATCCGAAAGGATAGTGCGTTGATGAGATCTTACCCAGGACACGATGAATTCCTCATCAAACCCGAATTGTCTTAAAAATTTTTCTTCAAATGCCAACATCAATTCCCCCTGTGATTTGTCATACTTAGACATGTCGACCTCTAAAGATGTGGCAGCATGTATATTAAGTTCATTCGCTATACATATATTACTTATTTTTTCGTCCAATTCCTCTGGGGCCATTCCTGTATTAACAACTATGTGATCCATCAACATCGGTAAAACTCTGTCAACCAACTCCCGAAACATTGGACAATAGTTGACATTAATAGATTTGTCACTGTATGCTATGGTCTGTAAAGCAGCATAACTATATGGTGCGGAAGTATCCAACTGCGGTTTGACACTGGATTTAATCATAAAGTTGTACACATTGTGTTGTCGTATTAATATATCCTCAGGTTGTTCGATATGAGACAATGATTCAGTGGTCTGTGTCAACAACCAGTTACGTACTGAGACGGAATTAGGGACAATTTTGTGATCTTTATATACATCTAACAGATACCTCGCTTCTGGTTTAATCAGACAATTAAACCTCTTCAACATAGTATCAGCTAGAGCCTGAACGTCGGCATAACCTCCAAGATCAGGGACGGATTGATTCCTCTTAATCATCGCTAACAGCGACTCAACCTGAGTGTTCGGTCGATTTATGGGAACGGCGGTTCTCAGAAGAGGTCGAAGTTTATCATATCTTTCGGTCTTAAATAAGTTACTCTTATAGTCGGGATTGTACATGGTGTCTTCCAGATTTAATATTAAATCACCATTTTGTACAACTTCAGGGTCAAATCGATAATCATGTGTAGAATTTCCGGGTAGCACCTGATCGTAGAACAGTTGTAACAATGAAATATCCGCCAATTCCAAATTAGGAACCAACACAGGCGACTTACGAACTCTCGATTCGGTCACGAACTCCTCAACGGGCACCATGGTAGGCAAGTCGTAGTCTCGATACTTCTTTGTAACGGTGTAAATAGCCTCAGTGACATTATTAAAGTTTTTAAGTGGTTGTTCGATGATCCGGAAACCCCCACCCTCCAAACGAACCATTTTTCGCTCAAGTCTGGCTTTAACATCAGGATATCCACCGGAGAAATCGTCCGCCTCCCTTCGAATCAATCTAATTCTGGCATTTAATACGTCGGAAATTTGTTTATTGGGAACCAGACCGGGGACTTTCGGAGATTGGACTCCTTCACGCGGTACCAATGACTTCTTCATGACGGCGATAGGTATAAATCTTGTCGCAGATATCAACTTTCCGAGTGCATCATCAAGTAAAGGAGTGTAGTAAGTCAGCGTTTTTCTATGTCTAGAGAAGGCGACAAGAGCATGCTCTTCAGAAGAGTAGATCTCTTCTTTCTTTGTGCTAAGCCTTATCACGACAACGTTGTCCTCCTGTTTGCCTTGAAACTCATGAATGGTGTAGACAGGGGAAAACCCCTTCTTCACACATTCGTCTTTTTCAGTTTGCTTGAAAGTAAGATATACAACCTCGCTCTTCGGTTTTACTACATCAGCAAATCCCCGAAACGCCTTACAACTGCATTCATTTACAACATTGTTTATGGATGCCATACCGGTCTTATATTTTGAGCTCAGTGTGGCAGCCACAGACAATGTACATCTAAAAGAGACATTAAGGGAACGTCGGTTAATTTCAGGGAACACTTTAATCGGATCGACGTATTGTAAAGAACACTGACTGACTCGATTTATAAACGGAATTTGTTTTTCATCTCCAATGAACATCAATGACCTGGCTCCGCAAGCGGCCAATGCCAACACAATTTGACCGGCATGTAACATGAGAGCTTCCTCGACAATTAGTATATCGTAACGAATGTTACCCTTCTTAACAAAGTTCAAAAGATACGAATCTATTGTCATCACTGTCTCCATTAAGTCTTGTTTGCTCATTCCCTTCTTAGTGAGTCTGCTACGAATTTCTTCACAACTCTCTCTGGTAGGTGTTAAGACCAGACAAGAGTTGACTTCCCAAGACCATTTAGAGTCATCACTGACGACTTCTATTTCTCTTTTGACCTCGAGAGGAACGTTCTCGACTATACAATGCGTTTTTCCACAACCGGGTACTCCCTGTACAAAATTGACCTTAACGTGTTCAGTAGAAAACCCATCTATTTGTATATCTTTCGTTCTTTCGTATAACAGTTCAGATTGCATCAACTTCAGAGACTTTCCCGTAAGGTAATACCTGTTGGTCAGTGCAACCCGACTATTCTTGATATCGACCCATTGAACGAATTTGACACCGTCAAAAAAAGATTCGTAGTTACCGTCTGACATAGATGACGATACCACAGGGATAATTTTAACTGTTTCACTCAGGGAATCATACTGCAGTTTGACAACTCTAAACTTCTCTGGAGACAGATCACAAGAATCACGTATCTTGGTCTTATCGAACACAGTTGATCTACAGTGTAAATCGTAAAATTTTTTATAAACACCGTGGTTAATGTTACTGGTTATTCTCCAATATTCTCTAATTTCACGCGCGCTGTTACGGACAACACTTTGACCTGAAAAACCTGACTCGAAGTTGGGGTTAAAATTGGTATAAGTAGAACCACTACTCTCCCATAATTCTTTAACAGATTCGTCAGGATTCAAGAGTTTATCCACGGAGCGTCGGTATTTGTCATAATGATCCAGTATCATCTTGCGATCTTCAGCATTCTCTTGAGTTAATAGGTATCTATGTGGATAGGCACCGACAAAATTATCGGCGACACATTTCATATTATATACACTTATGATGTTAGACAATTTACTCATAAAGAATAAACGTGATTCGGTGTATAAACAGCCCAATAATCTCATGAAATTCGAAATTTCCAAGGCAACTTCAGCGGATTGCATCTTCAAAATACAGATTAATGTACTACCCGAAAAGATTGTGGTAAAACAATCCGCGGATAAACCTCCGGAAGCCTGCATCGTGCGATAGACATTTAAAATGACTTCGGATCGCAAGTATCTCGAACCGACGACAACTCTATCTTTGGAATCTATGATAACCAGTTCAATACCAGCTGGGTCCTGTACATCTCCTTGACACATCAAGATTGGTACATCAGCAACTGGTCGATTCATTACTCCTACTTTGTCAAAATTGTGTTTGTCACGTCTGTAAAGTATCCTTTGTTGATCAGAACCAGCTTTCTTCACCGGACTAGTTCTATCTTTCGGATCTGGTAATGTCATAGACACAGCATGTGCGGTTTCCAAATCCTTCTTACAGATTACTGGAACGTGGTCCAAAGACGACAATACAGAGGGTATAGTCATATAAGGTGTCTCTGTGATTGCGGTTGATTTGGAAACAGTAATACCGAATATCTTCTTCTTGATTATTCCCTGAGAAGAAACATTGGTGGTAAGCATTCCCATCATGGATTTTTTCTTGGTTCCCGGCAACATACTGATTCTAAGTTTATTTAGGTCGTAAGAGTAAAACTTCTTCTTATCAAAGAAGATGGATTTACCAGCAACGTCCAATGACAATTCAGGTTCCTCGAAATCTTCGAGAGGAGGTGCTGATGGTCTAATATCGTAAGGACGTCCAGCGATATGAAATATACTGATTCCAGCAATTTTCAAATCAAGACACTCCCGAGATTTCTCCTTTCGAGATCGTTGAGGCTTCTGTAATCTATCCGACAAATCTTCGAGTTGACGTAATTCAGATGTAAAAGATACGTCAAGATTTGAATCACAAAATTCAGAAGGAGGTTTCAACTCAATCTCTTCAAAATCCTGATCATGTAACGCTTCAGGAACAGGGGACAATGAACCCAACTCAAAACCGAGGATGGGTGGTTCAGAGGGTTTTTCTTCAAATATGTTCTCCTCCATCAGTTCCGAGAAACTGGGTTCAAACTCCTTCCAGTATACCAGTGTTTGGTCAATATCACATTTATGATCGATATTTCCTCTGAGAGCGGATTCCAACCTGGTGACGAGATCAGTCAGTGAAGCATCCCAACTTATTGTCTTCGTTTCCGAACCAAATTGAGACGCTATCGCGAAAACAGTAGTATCTGACATTGGAGAATGTGACGGCTTAGATACCACAACACTACCGAATTTAGAAACGATAGAATTTATCCGACTCGTAAACCCGAGTGCAGTCCAGTCATTGATGGTAATTAGGACAACGTCGTCCTCCGAACACTGAACAACCTCACCATAAGACGCTCGAATTAATCGTCCACTAGTCACTTCTTCACCGTGCAAAGATCTTAAAAACTCTTCATCAAGTTCAGAGAACCCAGCATACTCTCTCTTAGTTCTTATGAAGGGATATGAGTCGTATAACTCAAGTAAGTCAAGTCGTGACTGACCAAGAGCTCTTCCGAAGGAACATAGGGTTTCCTCCCTCAACGACAACTGTTTGACGAGATACAGTGGTATGGTCGTAGGACCAGTTGGTGGTGGAATCACTTTTCGCAAATCCTCAGCGAGGAGGAAACCTCCATTGATAGCAGCATTAAGTGGAGAGAAATGTTTGTTTCGTAACAGAAGATGAAAGGCTATGACCTGAGAATCATTACCAGTGAACTTATAACATTTTCTCTCGCCGTCTGTGATGTTATGCAGACACACGTTAACTTGGTTCTCCCTACAGAATAACAAAAGGACATCATCGTCCCCCCATTCATTCTCCGCAGATAGTATTCCTATCACTCCCGCAGGATCGATACATGAAGTGGTGAATTTCGAAGTTATTAATCGTTCCTTCAGTTCAGGAACAGTTTCACCAGTGAAGTGACAGAGAGAATGAAACAAACAGTTACCGTCTCCAGGAACCGGGATGACATCACTTTCACCCAGTTCACAATCCGTAACAGTGTATGGACCCTCTTCAGAAGGTTGAATCACTCCACTAGAGCTGACAGGCACAACGTCTGGAACGTTCTTTTCAACGAAATCATTGATAGTTTGCGCTACAATTTCTCCGGCTACTTCCTTAACGTCCGAACCGAAGTCAAGAGGTTTGATATGATCAGGGAAATAAGTCTCAGAGTAATCATATACTACAGCCTCTATTTCATTCTCAACCTCACGTACTTTCGTTGCCTCCGTGATTTTGATTTCAAAGTGATTCGGGGCAGCTGCCCAAAGGGAAAGACGTTGAATCAACGTAAATCCGTCATCACCCTGTGTTTCATCTAATTCAGCATTGTGTTGCTTGACTCCGTCAATCTCACGTGGCTTTCCATCAGAAGTAAATGGGAGGGAGACATACAAGTTATGCAGCAGTTTACTCACTATCCTACAAAAGATGTTGGACTGTCGCGCATGTCGATATTTCTTGAGGAAATCTGTAATTATCGATAATGCAGTACTACTGTTATATCTCTCTGCGAAAGCCTTCAAGAATATCGCGTCCGCAAGGTGATACAAATCTTCAGCATTAATATCGTTCTGTTTCATAGCAACATCGGTTCCGTTAACCACAACCCGTACGGCAACCGATCGCAAATACTCGTATATGGCATTGTTCGAAAACTTTGCCTGAGTTTGGGAGTAGGCGTACTTCATCCCGGCCTCGTATAGTTGTTTCGGTACTAACATTCTCCTACGAGAAAAAGTCATTTTGTAGTCAGAACTACCAGAAGGCACAGTCGGTTCATATGTGTAGTAGGTGACGACAAGTTTCGATTTTAGACGTGGTGTCAGTGGAATCGTGAATCGGAAAGTACCTCCCACCATTGAATATCGCGTTTTAACTATCTTCAAAATCACATAAGGACCCCGGATTTCTACTATCTCTGCCAAGTACTGAATACCTCTAGAGCTGACGTAAGACATGTTGACAATTGACTCAATATAAGTCTTATATTTATGGTAATAACCAACAGAGTAATCAGAATCGAAATGGAAGTCGATTTTTTCAACGTAAGTTGATCCCTCCTTGATTGTTTCCTTGGTTGACGAGTTGATGTATTTCTTCTTCCATATCATACCGACGTCTTCAAAACATCCAGCCTTGTAGTCCACCAGTAATACATCAGGTTCGAAGAGGAAAGCAGAATATGCAACTTCAGCAGCGGCGGAGTCCATGATATCAGCGACTTCGCGATTGGTAATGTCGTATTGACTGTCATTCATAAGGATGATTGGTGCCTTTACTGTACAACATTCCGCCTTCCGATTACAGTACAGTTTGTCTTTAATGGAGAGTTGCTCAGCCAAAATTGGATTACGTTGAGCGGCCTTGGTAACATCCTGCATTTCAGCTGATCTTCTCATGTTATCTCGGGGATCCAGGATGGGTAGACAACAATGCACGCTGTACCAACCTCTACTAGTGGTCGTACGAAGATTTCCCCCCACATCCTTAATCCAAGCGTCGTAACCAGGTGGAACAGCAAGTCTGTTGTTGTAAGCACATTTCAACAACATAAGCTCGAGATTACATTGCCTCATACAAGCAGCCATAGCATGTGCGCGCATAGAATTCGCGGAACTGAAATCCAGTTGAAATTCGGGGTACACTTCACTCAGTTTGCTTTGCTGAAGTGCGGTAAGAAGTACTCTGATCTTGAGGATCGGTTTCACTCTATTAAGTTGTTCACACACCACATCAGACAAAGATCTAATCAAGTTCTGAGATTCCTCGGAGTTAGGGTCGGATAATTTCTTCTTGAGAATCTCCTTTATAGCATCGTCTTGATTCACACCACCCATCGCAAGCAATTTTCGACTTAACTCATTGTTGTGACGAGCCTGTTCACATGAGTCTTTAAGAGTAGCGCCGATAAGGAATCTCATTTTCATCATGTCTCTAGCAGCGTGGACAATATCGTGGAATGGTCGTCTTATTTGTTCATTTTCGTCAACATGAACAATTCCGTAGTAAGAGCTAGGACGTAGAATTCTAACCTCACACATGTAGTTTCGGGTTTCACGTAGTAGTACGGCGAACACATCTTGAAGCAGTGGATAAGAACCCAAAGCTCTTGTTAATAAGTCTCTTCTCCAATAGGGTATTCCCAAGTCAATAAACCACTGGTAATAACAATATCCCTCTTGACCTATCTTCAGGGATGAACCAGCGTACTTGAGAAACATCTCTCCCAGAGTAGCGACGTCATAGCCTATATCAATATGTAATTGATCAGGGCCAGTCAAAACAGGTTTTAATATTACGAGATTTTCATCGTAATCAACATACAATTGAAATAAAACATCAGATACATGAGGATTTTTCCCAAACTTCCGCTTAGCGTAAGCTCGACGGTGCTCAGGAAACCAATAAAGGTAGCAATACATTATTATGGTAATAGGTTAAAGGTAGTAGGTTAAAGGTACATGGTAATGGTACACGAAATGGTATATTTATAATAATAAATTGA